TGAAACCTTGCTCGGAAGTTCCAATCGCGAGAGAGTATTTAGAGACAAGAAAGGTTCCTTCACACCACTATAGTGAGTTATGGTTCACGGATAGACCACAGAACCTTGCCTTCCTTGACGATAAGTACAAGGACAGAGTTTTGGGTAATGACCCTAGGATAGTAATACCATTCTATTCGGAAAGGGGAGAATTATTAGGCCTAAGTGGGAGAGCAATTAACGACTCTAAACTTAGATATTTAACGATGAGATTTAACGAAGATGCTCCATTGATCTTCAATTTGAATAAAGTGGACAAAACAAAAACAATTTATGTGACCGAAGGGCCCCTAGATAGTCTATTTCTACCGAATGCAATCGCAGTAGGTGGCAGTGATTTTAAGAAAATAGACACAACGATTAAAGAGAAGGCAGTACTAGTATTTGATAATGAACCTCGTAATTTCGAGATTCTCAAAAAGATTGAAGAGGTTATTGACCTTGGATACAAAGTTTGCATATGGAATGATAGACGTGTTACCGATCTAAAAGATATCAATGAAATGATACTTAACGGATTGACAAGTGAGACTATCTGTTCTATAATAGACTCTTGCACTTACACAGGATTAAGTGCTAAACTCAATTTTAAGGAATATAAGAAGATATGAACGCACCATTTAGAGTACTTAAGTCAGACGGAAGCAGGGTAGACATTGACTTAGATAAGATTCATAAGATGGTGGAGAAGGCTTGTAGAGACGTTACAGGAGTATCAGAATCACTGGTTGAGATGAACAGTGGTCTTCAATTCTTTGATGGAATAACCACAAAAGACATTCAACAAATATTAGTCAAGTCAGCATCGGATTTAATTAGTTTGGAACATCCAAATTACCAGTTCGTTGCTGCCCGACTATTACTATTCGGAGTACAGAAATCTGTATTCAACACTAAGTGGCAAGACTCAACAATCTATCCACCACTGTATGAACTCATCAAAAGGAACATCAAGAAGGGTGTTTATGATAAGGATATCCTTAATTCGTACACCAAAGAAGAAATAGAATATATTGATCGGATGATCAAACACTCACGAGATGTGACATTCACCTATGCTGGTTTACAACAGATCGTAGACAAGTATCTAGTACAGGACAGGTCAGATAGCACTTTGTTTGAGACGCCTCAGTTCATGTATATGTTAATCTCAATGACATTATTTAGAAACTACCCCGAAGACAATCGTTTAGAATATATCAAAAGGTATTATGATGCAATATCCACGTACAAAATTAACATACCCACCCCAATTATGGCAGGGGTCAGAACACCACTTCGACAGTTTGCGAGTTGCGTTTTGGTTGACTCAGCCGATTCCCTCGACAGCATATTTTCCAGTGACATGGCCATCGGACGTTACGTGGCCCAAAGAGCTGGTATTGGAATTAACGCAGGAAGAATCCGAGGACTTGGCAGCAAAATCCGTGGTGGCGAAGTCCAGCACACTGGTGTTATACCATTTCTTAAAAAGTTTGAGACTACAGTAAGATGTTGTACTCAGAATGGTGTGAGAGGGGGAAGTGCAACAGTACATTTCCCTATCTGGCACCAAGAGATCGGTGATATCATCGTCCTCAAGAATAACAAAGGAACAGAGGATAATAGAGTTAGAAAACTAGATTATTCTATCCAGTTATCTGAACTGTTCTATAAGAGATTCTTGAAGAACGAAGACATCACACTATTCTCACCCCACGAAGTGCCGGGCTTGTATGAGGCATTTGGAACTGAAGACTTTGATGAACTTTATGAAAAGTATGAGAGAGCAACTTCAGTATCTAAAACGAAGATTAGTGCAAGGGAACTGTTTACGGCTATGTTGAAAGAGAGAGCTGAGACAGGTAGGATTTATATTATGAATATAGACCATTGCAATTCCCATAGTAGTTTCCAAGACAAAGTTTACATGAGTAACCTATGTCAAGAGATTACTCTTCCCACCGACCCTATCACACATATCGATGGTGAAGGTGAGATTGCACTATGCATTCTAAGTGCAATCAATGTAGGCATCATTAAGATGGATGAACTCCAAGGTTTATGTGAGCTTGCAGTAAGAGGATTGGAAGAACTAATTGATTACCAAGAATACCCAGTAGAAGCTGCAAAGAGGTCAACTCTTGCAAGACGATCACTAGGAATTGGTTACATTGGTCTTGCTCATTTCCTTGCAAAGAATAAGGTTAAATACGATGACCCCGAAGCACATCAATTGGTGCATGATTTGACCGAACAATTTCAGTATCATTTACTATGTGCATCAAATCAAGTTGCATCCGAGAAGGGCCCATGTGAATACTTCAACAGAACTAAGTATGCACAAGGACTATTACCCATCGACCACTATAAGAAAGAAGTTGATACAATCGTACCTAATGTCCTAAAAATGGATTGGGATAAACTAAGAACAAGAATCAAGGTTCACGGACTAAGACACTCCACCCTTACTGCACAGATGCCCTCAGAGTCGTCCTCAGTCGTTTCTAATGCAACTAACGGCATAGAACCACCTAGAGACTACCTTAGTGTCAAGAAGAGCAAGAAAGGAACACTTAAACAAGTAGTACCTCAGTACTCTATGTTAAAGAACAACTATACATTACTATGGGATATGCCTGATAACGAGGGATACATCAAAGTCGTTGCAGTAATGCAGAAGTTCTTTGACCAAGCAATCAGTGGTAACTGGAGTTACAACCCTGAAAATTTTGATAACAATGAAGTACCAGTATCAGTCATGGCAAAAGACTTACTGAATACTTACAAATATGGATGGAAAACATCTTACTACCAAAACACTATGGATGGTAAGACTGAAGACGTGATTAAAGATGAACCCTTACCACAAGGTGAGATTATAGATGATGGGGAAGACTGCGATGCCTGTGCAATATGATAAGAAAGACATAAAATTAGTTGCTATAGACCCACATGGTGATGTTAAGGTTCAATCCTATACGAATGAGGTGACATGGGAATTTATGCAAAACGGATATGTGGTTCTTAGGAACTTCATACCCAAAGACATCATTAAGATGACACTAGACTCATGGAAGACGATTGAAAGGAATGAACGATGGTATGAAACCTTTTTTTATAAAGAAAATGACATCATTCAAGATTCCCCTAAAGACTCATTGTTCAAATCAGATGGATGTTACCAATTTCCTCCTGCAGTCGGACTACACGCATGGATGCATAATGCCCTAGATGATGTATTGGACATTAAACTTTGTCCTACCTATGCATACACTAGGAAGTACGACAGGGGTGCATACCTCAAAGCTCATCATGACAGACCATCTTGTGAAATATCCACGACAATATGTTTAGGATACGAATCAGACGATGGAAAACCGTGGAAGATTTGGGTGGACAACTCAAGAAACTGGGTCGATTGGGATGGTAATGGTCAAGAACTATTTGATTTAACACAAGGAATCCCATCACGTAAACGAGAGGCACACTCTATCTCACTTGAAGTGGGTGATGTGTTACTATATCAAGGCCCTAATGCAGTACATTACAGAGACAGATTCCTAGGTATCCACAGTTACCATATGTTCCTTCACTTTGTGAACATTGCAGGAAGTTTACAGAATATGCCTCAAGGAACAATACAAAATAAACGAGGTGCTGATGGACGTAGAGCTCCTGTTTATTGTTACGATGGGTATAACGATATATATCACTCAGAGGAACAAGATAGAGATAAGGTAAGACCCGAATTTGTTAAGGCTATGGATAGTTGGAACAACAGAGGCCTGATAGACGAGTTTAAACCATCCGACTTCGTAAACAATTACACACACTTATCACTCGCTAAAGAAAAACCGAGAAACAAATAAATGACAGTTTTTAACAAGAAAAATGTAGATTTCACCAAAGAGAAGATGTTCTTTGGAGAGGAATTGAACACACAACGATTTGATGTATTCAAGTACCCAGTATTTGACAAGTTAACTCAGACGCAGTTATCATTCTTTTGGAGACCCGAAGAGGTGTCCTTGCAGAAAGATCGAGCAGACTATGCTCGTCTGAACGATGCACAAAAACATATCTTTACTTCTAACCTTAGATACCAAACACTACTCGATAGTGTTCAAGGAAGAGCTCCTGCAATTGCATTCCTACCATTCGTCACAATACCCGAATTAGAATCGTGTATCATTACATGGGATTTCATGGAGACAATCCATTCAAGAAGTTATACGCACATCATCAAGAATATCTATAGTGACCCAAGTGAAATCTTTGACACCATACTGGACGAACCAGCAATCGTTGCTCGTGCCGAAGCAGTAACCCAAAAGTATGATGAGTTCATTGATCTAGGTAGACGCAGATTGATAGGTCAAGACATTAAAGATTACGACCTATATAAGGCATTGTATCTTGCATTGATAAGTGTCAACATTTTAGAAGGAATTAGATTCTTCGTATCATTTGCTTGTTCATTCGGATTCGGAGAACTGAAGATGATGGAAGGTAGTGCAAAGATCATATCACTGATTGCAAGAGATGAATCACAACATCTAGCAATCACACAACACATACTTAAGTGTTATCAAAAACACGAGAACAATAGTGTTATGAATAAGGTGATGAAAGATTGTGAACAAGAAGTGTATGACATGTATCAAGATGCTGTTGACTCAGAGAAGGAGTGGGCAGAGTTTCTATTCAAACATGGGTCGATGATCGGATTGTCTACAGGACTACTTGGGAATTACGTGGAGTATATTGCCAATAAAAGGTTACGTGCAATTGGAATGCAACCGATATTCGATATCTCATCAACCAACAATCCATTACCGTGGACTAACCATTGGTTCAATAGTAGAGGATTGCAAAACGCACCCCAAGAGACAGAGATAGAATCGTACCTGATTGGCGGTATTAAACAAGACGTAGACGACAACACATTTAACGGATTTGAATTATGATAGAAATATTTGGAAAACCATCGTGTCCTTTTTGTGATAAAGCAAAGGCATTATGTACGAGAGAAGGTCTTTCGTATACATATAAACAATTAGGTGAAGACTTTACTCGTGAAGAGTTAATGGAGTCATTCCCTACAGCTAGAACATTTCCCCAAATCCGTATGGACGGAGAGATAATTGGTGGATTTACAGAATTGGAAACATGGGTCTTTGAGAGATGAAACAATACATTGCATACTTAAACAAAGAGATCGATCAGGGGGTGGAAGACGACAGAATCAAACATATGTTATTGAGTCTCGATATCCAACTGAACGAGGTTCGATTTAAGGAACTGCATTTAGACTTTACACTTGAAGACACTAACGGAAGAGAACTTCCATATGCTACAATTGATGGTAAACCTAAATCGTATGAAAACCTTTGGAAAGATATAATAGGAGATAAAGTTCAAGATGAAATTTAAACTATTTTGTGAATCATGTAAATCGGAGTGTGATATTATACACGAGATGGATTCATATCAATATTCTATTGATGTGTGCCCATTCTGTGGACATGATGTTGATGAGGATAACATGGAAGAACTTGAGGAATACGAGGACTAACTACCCATGAGTAGAGTACAAGGTATTACGGTTAGACGAAATCCCTTCGAAGGAGAGTTTCAAGCAAACTGGGATAACCAGCCAGAGGACAGACGTATTGGTAATTGGTTACCCGACACCCATGTAACTAGAGAATCCACTGCTAGGAAATTTAATATTGCACTGAACTATAAAGAAATGCAATCTGCAGAGAAGTGTTTTCCCCATGACCCCATGACTACACTTACACTACAATTGAAGGAACGGATGGGAATCGACCTAAGCCTGTATACAATCCTAAACATATATTATGAATCTGATGACTCTATGCCAGTGTTTTAATTATGAATATATTATGTAATAATGAGAAACTAAGAAACAGAGCAGTAGAGTTTGCAAGAATGTTAGATATCCAAGATTCTAAGGTTATACTAAATATATTCAGATTACCTCATCCCGACAGGCGACAGGGATTCCTAGACTACCCCCATAAGGCAAACATCAATATCTATATGGAGATGTTTGTTAAGTTTGATGAGGAAAGGTACATAACCTTGGCTCATGAGATGGTACATGTTCGACAAGTGATAATGCACCAACCCATTGATGAGGTAGAGGCAGAAGCCCTCGCATACCGACTTAACGAGTAAAACCCCCTAGACAAAACCCTCTAAAACGTGTATAATAGAAGTATACATGAGAGGTATTAAATGAAAAACTTACTAATAGTTCCAGTACTTACTGGTTTAGTCGCGTGTGGTGGTGGAGTCAATGAGATTGCTCCCGAACTAGCACAATTACAATTACCAAGCCCCGTATCTACTAGTGCATCACCGATGTTTAAGACATTGGTCATCGATGGATACGTAGATGGTGCAAATGTCTTCGTTGATTTCAATTTCAACTTGATTCAAGATGAAGGAGAACCTTCGGGAGTCTTTAACTCAAGCACATATGAATACGAGTTCGATTCAACTGAATTTAGTGCAATCACAGATTTCACCGAGACGTGTGGAATGAACCGTCCTAGAGTTGCAGAAGTACCAGTAGGTGCATATGACTCAACCCGAGGATATGTAAACACTGCCTATACCATGATGTATTTTCCTCATGAAAACAGTGCATCCAAAGCAAACGTCACTCCATTCACCACGATGTTAACAGCGTCTATTAATGATAAACTAACATCGAATATCAGTGTTGCAGATGGGTGTGGTACAATTGCAAATCAATTGGCCTCTGATATTAAAGCCGAAGTCAACATCTTTCTATACAACTTAGAACAAAACTTTGATATCAATAGGATGTATTTCTATGATGATTTCATTGCATCCAGTGACACTACCCAACAAGCAATCGGTGAGAAGATCGTTGATTTCCTTGGTACACTACACGAAATCGAAGGGGTACTCAAAGATACCTATAACATGGGATTCCGAGGAATGCTTCAAGACAACGTCATTTCACTTATCCTATCCAATCAAGCATTCTCAGATGTTACATTCGATATACAAAACGAGACCGACTCGATACTAACGGACAAACACTTCCGATATAATAGAGCTCATAACTTCTATGATCTCAGAGGAAACTCACTAGGACAGATACTAGACTCAGACAGTTTACCCATAGAAATTACTATGGCAAATCTACAAGCAAACTCTAGAGTACTCATATCAGAAAACTATGAAGAATGGGGCAATGATACACCCATCGTCAACAACTATTTAATTCATATGTCTATCGAAGAGAGAATAGAGATCGATGGGCCTAATTGGAACAAAACCTTTATCAGATTTCTACCTGCACCACCTGGCGAAGGGGTTGAAGGTGCAATTGGTGAGGGCCCAACACTAGAGTACTCTGTCGATGAGGATGCAAGAAATGTCAAAAGAATTGAAAGAAGTTCAAGTGTATACGAGGGATTTGAACTGCAAATGAGGAACAGTTCCAATCCATATTTCAACATAGATTTACCATTGATTATGTCAACGAGATACCCTGCTGATCTACAACAGATATACAACGACATAACGGCCATTGATATGACCATGACAGGAGTTGATGGTAACCGTTACCTACTCTATATTAATGATTCTCTATCAATAGACAGTGGCAGTACTTCTAAGGGTTATCAGTGGGTATACCGATTCCACCGCAACCCACTAAATGATCAGGAGAATTGTGAACAACGAGATTTTTCTAACTATTCAGTTATACTACAGTCCTTTACAGGAGTAGAAGCATTTAACGTTTGTTTGGCAAATCTTTGAGAAAAGACTTGACAGCAAGCCCTTAATAGTGTTATAATAGTTACATGAGTGAGAGAAAGAAAGAGTTAAATAAAGGAGAAAATGTGAAAAGAATATTTGTAGACATGGACGGAGTATTGGCAGATTTCAATACTGGAGTGGAGACCTTAACAGGAACCGAATTCCCTAATACAGATCAAGGTCATAACGATTATGACGAGAGAAAAGAAGAGTTAACGAATAAGAGATTGTTCAGAAGTCTACCACCTATGGCCGACATGTGGGACTTAGTTGGTTACATTAGGCACACCAACCTACCGTGGGAAATACTCACTGCAGCTGGTGTTGTCAACAGAGAATTAGTAGTTTGGGACAAACAAGAGTGGATTAAAGAATATGTGTCCCCAACAGTTGTTGTCACTTGCACCATGACAGGTAGTCAGAAAGGAATGTTTGCAATGGAAGGAAGTGTCCTCATTGACGACAGACAGAAGAACCTTGATTCATGGATTGAACATGGTGGAATAGGTATCCTACACGTAAGTGCAGAAGATACAATCAACCAGTTGAAGGCATTAAGAAACAGTTAATTTAAAACAACACTAAATAATAGTACAGGGAAGATGTCCCTGTATTGTTGCATATAGGTATAATTATGGCAGAGTTTGAAAAGCGGAGTGATCACATAGGTGTGTTTCACGATGCAATAGATGAAGAACTAATGAATAATATCACGGATACATTCGAATATTACTCGTCACTTGGTCACACCTCACGAAGAGAGGACTACGACCTATCTCATGATATCCTAGAAAAATCAGACGAATCCTTTACATTTCAGACTTGTCATCAACTAAAGGATACTGTTAGAGCATTACACCAAACAGAATTCTTTCAACAACTAAACGATGAAATTATACCGATGTATAAACAAGCATATGGTATGCGTGACGATATCGAATTGTTATCAGTGGACGGAAAGATACAAAAGACACTGCAGGGTGAGGGGTATCATATATGGCATTATGAACAAGACTCACATATAACAAAACATCGTGTTCTTGCATGGATGTTGTATATGAATGATGTAGAAGAAGGTGGGGAGACAGAGTTCCTTCACCAACGATGCAGATTTAAACCAACAAGAGGGACGTTACTAGTGTGGCCTGCACACTTTACACACGTCCACAGAGGAAATCCACCATTGAGTGGAGAGAAAATAATATTGACAGGATGGAGTGACTACAATGCGTAGAAAGAATTTCGGTAAAGGCTTATGGGGTGTCTGCAAACGATTTGCAGGGTGGATACACAACCTCTTCGTAGGAGAATACCAAATAACCGTGTATAGGGAATCAAGCACTGTGGGTGGACAAATGTATAAGTCCGTTTACACTGCACGTAAACTTATTATACAAAAAGAAAAACATTTAAAGTTTAGAGATTGGGAAACCAAGAAGATGATTGAGATTAGATCATCATCAGGCCTAGACTATAAAATAGAGGAGATATAGAATGAATCAGTTATTGATTGGAATCATACTTGTTCTCGGATTGGGTAGTTACTACCTCTACACTGAGAACCAAATACTTGCTGGAAATAACATTAAGTTAGAAGGTGCAGTAGAAGAACAGAAAGAAACACTTAGAGTGGTACAGGAGAGTTTTGCAGTACAGACTGCTTCTCTACAGAACATGACTCGAAGGAACAATGCGATAGAAGCAGAAAAGTCAAAGTACTTAGAAATTCTATCAAAACATAATTTTGAGAGACTGGCACAAGTCAAACCAGGCCTTATGGAACTCAGATTTAACAAAGGAACGGTTGAAGTATTGGAGGGAATAGAAAATGACACTAAGAACATTAGCGATCTTGACACTAGCACTAACGGTCAGTAGTTGCTCGTTATTTAACTCGAAGACGATTGAGATAGTCAGTAAACCTATCGAAATCGAAATCATCCAACCCACATTACCAAGACCTTTAGACTTGACAGCACCTAAATGGTTTGTCGTATCCGAAGCTAGAATTGCAAACAACTGTAAGAAGGTAGAAGACAAAAGACCAAAGTCTTGTGAACTGAAGGACAGAGAGAATCCCGAGTGGCCAGTTGGTTACACTTACCTTGACAGATTCATCGATGAGATGAAGAAACAGAATAGTGGTGACATCGTATTTGTTGCAACAACTGTTGGTGACTACAAGGTGATGATTCAGAACAACCAAGAACTCAGACGTTACATTCAACAAGTAGGTGAGGTCATTGTATATTACAGAAATGTGACCATCAAAGACGAACCAGCAATAGGTGCAGAGGTGAAGAAGAAATGAGACCAAAGGGTATAATGCCACCCCAAAATGTTTCTAATAATGTACAAAGTACATTTAATGAAACAAATACGGATGAAAAAGGATATCTTGCACCTACAGAGTTTGATGAATCAGATGATCTTGAAGCTGCTAAACGTGTGGAAAATCAATTACCCTCGATAGATTTTCGTCCAGCTGATGGTGAGATAATACCAGTATTTGCTACTCCTTTTTTAAGGGGACATTTCAACTTACCTCATGACCACATTGCGGTGGATTGCAGACGACTAGTCAGTAAGGTTAAAGAACGTGCAGAACACGATCTAGGACGTAATTACACGACTTATTTTGATGAGGATGTACGTACAGAGACCCACAACCTAGAATGGTTCAAGGACTTTTCAGATATATGTAAGGACACCTATATCTCGTACATACAGAATATGTTGAATATACCAGTGAGTCACCTATCAAGGAATGACATACATCTATTTGCATGGGTTAATGTGTACACTGGTGAACACCATCATGAGACACACAATCATACCAATTGTAAGATGAGTGGAACATACTACGTCAAGGCAGTCGAAGGGTCACAACCGATTAAGTTCACATCACCATCAATCATGGCATTGTCAGGTCAACAACAAGTTGATCGTCTTGTAAAAAGAGATGGGATGAACAATATAGATTTTAATGGTACGAATGGAACTGAGTCAGAAATGAATGTATACCCGAACACAGGTGACTTCTTACTCTGGCCCTCTTACCTACAACACGCAGTACCCTCTATAAGAAACGGTATAGAGACTGGATATGAACGTATCAGTATATCGTTTAATTTATGGCATAAGACAGACTTAGACAATAATACAACAGGACGAGACATGTCTTATAACTTCCTTCAAGAGGACATAAACCATGGTAAGTAAAACATACATTCACGATGAACTATTCAAGATGTCTGAAAAGTGGGAGCCCACATTTGATGGGTTGACAATTACCATAGACAACTTCTATGAGAATCCTGAAGACATACACGACTTCCTCATGGCTCGTCAATTCCCAATGTGGAAATACTCTACGGAGAGAGAATCCCCTAACGGAATTGACTACAATGATTGCAGAATCGTTGATAAGGTCGGCCACCCCACTAGAAAATATTTTGGTGAGATGGAACGACTATTGGACATATGCAGAAAACATTTCCATAAGGGAAAATACAATTGGGATATGATTCACGAATTCAATGTGTTCCAAACGATTAATCAATTCGACCCTGCATTTCAACACTACCCACACACTGATTCGTCATTTGACACTCCCGACAAACTTGCAACACTAAACATGCTCGTTTATTTGGATAAACAGGAGAGTGGTGGAACTGCAGTCTACGAAGGTGAGTGGATATCTAACGATGAACACCATGGACTACTCTACCCATGTCAAGACGACTTTGATTTAAATACAATCATCCCTGCTAAATTCAATCGATGTGTTGTATTCCCAGGCAATAGATTGCACGGAGCTTATATCGGAGACTACACTAAATATAGTGGAGATAACTGGAGAATCAGTCAAGTACAATTCTTCCACCCATCAACAGGAAATAACTAATGCAAGATAATATATTAACACTCGGTAACAGAGTACTAGACGAAGAGCAATGTAATGCAGTCATAGCACTAGCAGTAAGACAAGCATTCACCGAAGAAGAAGACGAAATTGAAGGTGGAACCTCTAGGTTTAAGGTAGACCATAGTGAGATTGAGGTGTACAACATTGTCCCCGATGAAGTAGGCGATGCCGATTTCGAAAAGATTTATTCTTGGGTAGAAGATTTTTTACCCGATGGTGAGTGTTTCGAAGAGCCTAGTCATATACAGATCATATGCTATCCAGTGGATTCATATGAATTTAACACATCCCAAGAAGAAGACACTGGTCTAGTGTTATTCAATCTATCAGAGGGTTACCATGGAGGTAATCTAGTGGTAGACAGCAGTATCATCAACGACAAAGTTGGAGATATGTTAATCGTTAACAATCCTAGTCTGAGAAGCGTGGGAGTGTTACCTATTACTGCAGGGGAAAAATGGATGTTGGGTGTTTGGTTTAATGAAAACCAAAACAGTGATAATTATCACCACGGTGATGATGATCAACCAACAGAAGAACAAACAGACGGCCCTACATTTGCTAAGGTTGTCATAAAATAAAAAATAAAATGGATGGACAATTGAGGTGTTCAGTGTGTGATGCAATGACTCCAGTAAGTGAGATCAAGTACCACACACAAGACCGTCTCCACATATTTTGTGGGGCTCAGTGCAGTCTATCATATCATCAAAGGAAAGATAATGAGAAAACAAATAACAATATTGAAGATTTTAACAACAATAACAGCAATCAGTTTAGCGATACAGCTAGTGCAACTGTTAATCGTAATCTAGGGGAAAGAAATGCCAGTTAAATTTGCACCAACCTCAGTGACCGTTGCACGAGGGTCAACCAAGAAAACAATCGTTCACCACTACATGAAATGTCAATCGATAGAAACACTATTGAAAGCATACAATGACCCCAAGTCATCGAAACTAAAACAGAAGGTGAAGAATGAATTGGACAGACGTACCAAGTCGGGTCTAGTCAAAATTGAGTACGTACCTAAAGCAGTATAAGAGAGACACTATATTATGAATGATGACAACTACTATCAGCCAGTGATCAGTCCATTCGGGCCACCTCTATATATTGGAGCAATCGACCCTGACCATCTAGGTCATGTAACCGACTGTATAGAGCAACGGAGAGGGTCTAAAGATCACAATGTTGGTGGACTACTTGCAGGAAGAGTAGAAGAACAGTTAATTATTGAAGATATAGTCACCGATGACACAAAAGATCATATCATGAATCATGTTATGGTACTGGTAGATCAATGTCAACTAGGCATACCCAAAGAACATCTTGAAATCGATGGGCTATGGGTGAACGTAGCAAACAATGCCGAGTTCAATCCAATTCATTCACATGATGGTCTGTTCTCTTTCGTCTTTTACACTAAGAACACTGTAAAATATGAAGATGCAATCGACAACAAATACGACACGAATAAAGAGGCTCCTACTGCTGCAGGCCCAATGCCAGTTACACCCATGGCAGGTCACATTGAACTGCACTATGGAGAGACTCAATTCTTGAACGTGTCTACATTCAGTCATTTTCCACTGCAGGGTGACCTATTGGTCTTCCCTAGTTGGTTGAGACACTCAGTGTACCCCTTCTATTGTGGGGGTGAACGTATCAGTGTCGCTGGGAATATACGTTTTAAACAACAATAAATAACTATAGGAAGGATATATTATGAATAAATTATTATTAACAGCATTATCATTAATGCTATTTTCAACACCGACATTTGCCGATGTCAGTGGATTTGTAGGTTACTCAAGTGACTACATTTGGAGAGGTCAATCTCAGTCAGGCAAACCTGTTAAATCATTCGGTTTACACGCAGAGACGGAAGGTCTATACCTAGGGGTATGGGGTTCCGAGGTCAACGTTACAGGAGAGACTACATCACGAGAACTCAACTATTACGGTGGATATGACCTATCAATAACAGACAATGTCTCATTAGATGTCGGATACATTCGATATGTGTGGGATAGTGTATACGATTCAGTTGAAGAAGTATACGCATCAGTTTCAGTGGGTGGATTGTCCATCACTGGATTTCAGGACTTAGACACTCATGACATATATGGTGAAGTGACCTATGATCTATGGTTCGTACCATTGGTGGACGCAAAGTTCATCTATGGGACATTCGATAGACAGGGCAACGACTCATATTATATGATGAGAGGTGCTAAGACAATTAAAGATACGACATTCTATATGTTGGTAGGACAGAACGTGTTGGAAGACACTGCAGTGGACTCACTAACATTCGGAATCGAGTATTCATTTTAGTAGGAGAATATCATGGGATGGTGGAATAACATCACAGACTTCTTTGGATTTGAATGGGTCAGAGCAAGAGACGACAAGGGTCGATTTATTGCAGACGACAAATCAACACCAAATGTAGACGAGTCTAAAAAGAAAGTTTACAAAAAGAGAGCCCCTAAGAAGGTCGAGGTCAAATACACAATGGATGTACCACCACCAGTGGAACCAGTGAAGACCAAGAACTACCGTAAGGCAAAACCAAAGACGAAAAAAACCAAATAGTTTTTGAACGAGTGTCTTAACCGACACTAGTAGTTACTTATACCTTCTATGATGAGAATGAGGACTAGTTACCTCAAATAGGGATACGATACCAAGTAGGTCGGTGACTGGAACCGATAGTTTGATATGGTGGAGGACGATATGTGGTACAAAAGTCGGTGCGTATAACCCAGTTATACCATAACCTACACACCCCACATTTCAGGATGCAAGGGAAGTATGTCGAAATTACTTCATGACCTTGCTTTGCTGTGGATAACCATGAAGACACCAGTATTAACTTATGGAAGATTGGCAGAGTGGTTGAATGCACTGGTCTTGAAAACCAGCATACCTTTATCGGTATCATAGGTTCGAATCCTATATCTTCCGCCAATTGCAGAATAGGAGCTCAACGATGAGTGAACATGGCGAACGTATGTGGATAGATTACACACTATACCAAAATAAGGAAAAGGAGTTATCCCTCGATGAGGAGATAACATTTGAGAGACTAGGATGGGGTAATTGGGTTGACTATTGCAGAGTTGCCATGGTAGATGGTCGGATGACCTTCACACCAGTACCCCAGTTTCACAAAGAGATAGACTCAGTAGGCAACATTGTCGATAAGACAGTTTGATAGACAGACTACTGGATGTCTAAATAGAATTGTAACAAATATGTGACAAGAGTAAGTAGTTTGTGTGACATTACACAAACGAAGTCCAAGTTCACGGAAAGTTACACAACCATAACAGGAGATAAAAATGCAACATTACGCATCATTGTCTGCCTCGTATCTTAGGAGACAAGCAGACAAATTTCATCGTTTGATGAAGAGTGGGAGATTTAACAAGGTCGTAAATACCTTCTTAGCTTAAAACCCCCTTGTAGAATCCTATGTTTTCGTTTATAATGGATGCATAGGAAACTATAAATAAACATACAACAACTATATAATGGAACCCCCACATGACAGACATGACCTTTCAACGCAATAACTGCAACATCATCATCCCCAAGTTCGGAACCACTACAGCAGAAGATGTCAACTCCGCTGTCATTCGATTAAAAGCCAAGAGATTGGATTTAGTTGCAATGGATATGATGTCAGTTAACTATCTTTGTCACACGATGGACGGAGAAGGGTTGTTACCCGACATCCAAGTTATTGAATGCACCCCAAGAGACGACATTCAAGATGAAGCATGGTACAGATTAGACTTATTCAACTTCGTTGGTAGTGTTGAGAACACTTTCGGTAAGAGCATATATTATCACCCGAATATAATTCCCCTTGATCTATGTCAGACGGTTCTATTATCTGCTATTCCCCCTGCAGGAGAAGTTGATGAAATACCTAAGACATTAAGAGCTCTGTTAGACACCGAAACACTGGCACGAATCGAAACAGAAAAACTCCCTTATATGAGTATGCCGAATAAATGGTGGACTGAAGAGAATAATATTAATACGTACAATGACTGGTATTGTGCATGGCATGACCAAGATCACTTATATCTCAAAGACCTATTCGATGTAGACCCGACTGCAGTACAAGAACAATACGGTACTAACGTCCAAGGGTTTATTGAAGACAATCTAAAGGGTATTATCATTCCCACAGGCTGTGGTCATTTCGGTAAGTATTACATCAATGACAAGACATCAAACGATTCACTCAACTCAGATTGGAAAGAGAATGTAGAATGCTTCTTTCCTGCAGAATGGACGTTATCACATAACACCGAGGATATGACTGCAGACTATCTATCCTATGGCCATGAGTGGAGAACGATATCCCCATTAGTACGATTCCTCTACGCAGATACAAACAACGGAGCTGAGATACCCAAGTCAGACACCTATTTCCGTACATGGTGGATAGGTAGTTAGGAATAAAAGTATGAGTGTTGTCACTGCTGACCCCTTTCTACACGTAAGAGTTACCGACTTTCTGAGTGAAGACGAATGCCGTCATATAGCACACATACTTACGCGGGACGAATCCAAGATACTCAACTTATCCAACCCACAGAACGAAGAGACAGGGTACACAGGGTTAACCGCACAATACCTCGTCTATAACCTACTCAGACATCCCGACATAAGACCCCTGAATATACCCGATAGAATCTTTGAGCTTCCCCAATTCAAAGATTCTAACGAATTAGGCATCCAAGCATGGGGTAACATCCTCTACCAAGGACAAGGACTACCTACACACCACCACGGAACGGTCGGCTACTTTCCTACTGATCTCATAGAAGAATACAAAGATCAACTCACAACAGAAGAGTACGAATACGAGATTGACAGAGTAGACCCACAACGAGACGAACTACAGAATTTCTACGCACTCAATCTCTTTATACAGGGAGAACAACCTAGTTACACACACTACCGAAACGAACCCATCCCCAATATCCACGGAGAGTTACACATCGTAGGTCATCAAGTAGAACACGGAGTCAAGAACAATATCTACCGAACACCAAGAATCTCCATGGCGATGGATGTCTACCTAAATGCAGACCATCACAAAGAAGACGTACAATACAACCAAGGTGAATCATCAACAAGACGATTCTTATACTTCAAACGGAAACAATCAGATGTTTAGTTGGATAGTCAGAAAGATCGGTAGAGAGATAGAGAGATTCATAGAGAGAGGACTTAATAGGAAGAAAGAAGAATTCACCAACCCACAACTAAGACAAGAGAGAAGGAATAGGAGATACTATTGGATGGTACTCTTAGGTATCTTAGTCTTATGCTATGTTGTGATCTAATAATCACCCCCCACAAACCCTTACCACGACTGAGATAGAATATAATGCACACTCAGTGTTATGGCCTGTTGAATATAATGTGTGGGAGAGTGTGGGAAAGTGTGGGATTATATTCAGATTTGGTCTCAGGGGAGAGAAGTGGAATAAAGTGGGATTCGGTGGTGATGCTTGGAGACCCTAACCCGAGTTTGGGCGGGGAGTCAACCCTAGAGATTTTCGGAGGGAAATGCATGTGCTTATTCCAAAATGGTCTAAGAAAGTCTCAGAAAAGGTTGACAGAGCCCCCCAAAGCATGATATAATACTACTGTATTCAACGATGAGAGATAAGAGATGAAAGTGACTATAGAGAACTGGGAAAACATGTCAGAAGACCAACGGACTGAGATGGTTGATGCCATCTGGGCACAGGAAGACGACCGATTGCCAGAGAACTGGACAGACAAGGAAGCCATGGAGGACGCAACCATCGTTCTATACCCCAACACTATGAAGTGGGAGGTGGTGTAATGACTTTCTACTATCGACTATTGTGTCTGCATACTAACCGTCCCTTATGTTCTAAGGTGTTTAAGACTGAGATGGATGCACATAGGTATGCAGAGAAGATCAATTTACAGGTTGCATTGAACCGTTCAATGATGGAAACTGATGAGGCTTATGTAGCACGTATGTAAAGTTTGGGCAATAGAAGTGTTAATCTCTCTACAGTAGTAGACCTGATCACTAGAATTGCCGGCAGTTAGGAAGTGTTAATCTCTTAGTTATGAGAAAACATACACTTCAAGTGTTAATCTCTCTACAGTAGTAGACCTGATCACTAAACAGCCACTTCGACCACCCCTCTCTCCCTACAGTAGTAGGCTTGATGAGGGGTTTTTTTATGCATGTACAAAGCAGTCCTCTGAAACCCTTACAGGCACTGGGTCTCAGAGGGGTTGACAATGGGTCTCACTTTATGTTATACTATAAGTATAATGGGGAGTTCGTATTGAAAAAAGTTGGGATGTGTCTGTGAAGCGTAGCGCGGCTAGTAGTACTGATACGATCACATGGGTGGACTGGATGAAGACACTAAGTGTATCGAAGGTGCATGAAAGTGTGGACAAACCTGATGTGAACGTGCAACTTACTGTCCGAGTAAAAGAGTTTAACACTCAGCAATCATCGCGAGAGAATCAATGATAAAGGACTTGACAGTGTCACTCACTTTATGATATACTATGTATATAATGGAGAAACAAAGATGAAGAAGACACTTGATATAGAAGACACCACTAACCCAACACCATGGGCCCATGCAACTAATCCAAACAAATACTTCATAGAAGACTACGACTACGATGTGGTAGATGCATACGAGATGGAAGATATCTTAGAGGCACTATGAAACAAGGACTCAAAGGAACACACATAGCGACAGGTCAACCCATAGAGATTGACCTCACTGACAAAGAGATGATGTATGCAACCTGTAAGGACATATGCATCAACGAGTGCTGGAGCTGGTTAAACACTCTAGTCGCCAAGAGGACAGGCATTCAGATCATTGGTCAGATAGAGATTGACATAATCACTGATAACCATATTGACAAGGCCTTCCATTAATGTTATAATAGAGTGTAGAAAGGGTTAATCAGAGAGTTACCTTATATTATGAATCACGTGAAGTCTCTGAGGGTTATGTCCGAACATACAGGAGGGGAGGAAGTAGACCCACCACTTACTAACAAGAGAAGAGAGATGAGCAGAGCAAGTCACTTACGATCAATGGAGTCCATGAGATGGAAGACAGTTGATGTGTATAGTATAACAGAAGAAGGGAAAGGACTGATCAAACGAACAGCCGAACCAGTGAGTCTATCTGAAGGCCTTGAAGTTTGTACAGAATGGGAAACCAAGGGTCACGTAGTCGAACTCCGTAGAGTCTCTTAGAGGCCCTATGTGAGTGAAGGACTAGTACTGACAGGTAAAACCGTTTAAAACAGTGCTGAGGGACTCCTAGACAGTCTCAGAGTTGCCCTAAACCCCTACCCTATTGTTCTCCGAGTGGAAACTAAAGGGAAACCAAATATTAACCCCCAAGAATTTTTTTTGGGATATTTTAGAGAGTAAATTAGAAAATGAGTAAACGATCACGACAGATACACCGAGAGACCGCAATGACAGTAGGCACAGGATTGATTATTAATTATCCTCTGAATCTATTCTGTCTTTTTATCTGTCTCTCCGTATTACAATGGACAGACCCCCTTATGATAGGAACAACTATCACAGCCTTCATGACAGTAGTCGCATACTGCCGAGTGTATATTATAAGACGGTACTTCACCATCAAGTCAGAGTCCATAAGTAGTAAGGTTGCAAATCATGTCTGATCTTATGACGAATCAAGACCCTGAACAGGGACAACAGACACCACTATCAGAGAAGATAGAGGAAAACCGAGATGCACTCAAACGTTATTCGTTAGAAGATGCACTGAAACATTATTCGGTAGAAGAGATTATACCTATGATGGAGAATCCCAAGTACACCCCCGAGGAACTTGAGAAGAGTAAACGCATATTTAAGAGTGCAACTCCCAAGTATACCTTAGACTGGTATGTCAAGTGGGTAGCATCCATCTTTGTGTTGTGTGCAATGTCCATCCGTGGCGTGGAAGGTTTACAGATGTTTGATCTGGCCCTAAGTGCTGTGGGTATATCTTTATGGTTGTGGGTCTCTATTCTATGGCATGACAAAGCATTGATATTATTAAACGGTGTGGGGTTAATGTTTTTATTACGTAACTTAGTCAGCACGGTGGTAGGACTATGAGTACAGATATGAACGACCCCTACATTCCTTCTAAGATTTCTACGATGGCAAAAGAACTCCGTCTAGAGAAGAAGAGACTGCAACAGGACTTAATAGAACTACAACACGATTACGATGAAGTTAAACCCACCACCCCCACTGGCACTCCTGATTGGTATGTTAAGTGGGTGAGTATGTTGCTTGCAGTCGGGGGTGTGTTTCTAATGTCTGCAAACATTACCTTCTACGGACAGATAGCCTATGTGCTATCGTCTTGTGGGTGGGTCTATGTTGGAATGCAATGGAGTGACCGAGCAATTATGATTGGTTCTGCGATCAGTGGGACTGCCGTCTTAATGAACATGGTACAGTCTTACGGAGTAAACTTATGATGTATGGTTCTATGACTCACACTGCATGTGGCCGTAAGAGGAACACACAGGGTGCTTACAAGACGAGGACTAAGAGAATGTCCGATTACGACTGGAAGCAGACTTCGTTGTCTGTAGAGACACCTAGACCCTTTGTACGTGGTACAGACGAAATAACCTACCCCTCCGCACCGTTGAGTGTACTGGGTGGCACAGAAAAAAATAAACAACAACTGAGTACACAGGAGAGAATTAACATTAGTTCTCAGTATACCATTGCACCCAGTTATAACAAAGGGGCCTACATGGTGGTGCCTCGAAACGAAGTGGAGTGTATAGGAAAATGATTTACGAACAGATCGGAGGAGTTGTGATACTTTTATTCATGTGTTGGTTGGGTTACGGAGCCTACTTAATGGTGATGGATTCAGAGAAACGGTTTCAGGAAAGAAAGAGAAAGGATAAAGATGAGTAAGATGGAGTTAGAAATAAAGGCTGGAGGGAATTGTTCCGTAGGTCGTGGTGGTGTGTATGTCTACGAGGGTATCGGATATAAATTTAAATTAACAGCCGATGTCAACCCGACTCATACATCACATTTAATGAAACCCTCTCATATTAAAATACTAA